GCTGTCCAAGATACAGAGTCTGAGCCAGCTGATGGAGACGATACTGATGGAGCTGTTGGTGTTGCAGGCACAGTAGTTGCAGTGATTGCAGAAGATGCAGCAGAGGCTTCAGACGTGCCCTTAGCATTTGTTGCCGTTACTCTAAACGTGTATGACGTATTAGACTGTAGTCCAGCAACTGTTAGTGGCGAAGAAGCTCCTGTTGCTGTATATGAACCAGGAGACGATGTTACAGTATATGATGTGGCAGGCTGTGATCCCGCAGGCAGAGAAAATGTAACAGTTGCAGCACCATTATTAAATGCCCTCGCTGTTCCAACGTCTGTTGCAGACACGCTAACTGGTGCTGAAGGTGCTAAAAAGTCGTTTTGTGCAAGAGACTTTTTACCTACTCTTTTATTTGCTGCCATTTAATTTATTCTCCTTCTAGGATTAAGCTGTTAGGTCTCCAAAAACAACCCAAGTGTTTTCGGCTCTCTTAAATAGTGTAGCAGATGACCACTGGGTGCGTAGCTTTAGACCTGGAGTAGCATTAACTGTAACTCCACCCGCACCTGCGATAGTAACCTGTCCAGCACCTGTCTGTAGGATGTCAATAGACGTTCCTACTGGATATGCAACAGATGAATTTGTAGGGATAGTAACTGTAACACCAGTAGCTGAAGAGACCTCTACAAGCTTGTCACGGTCTGTTAGAACTGTTGTGTAAGCAGCTGTCTTCTGGTTGATTTCAGTAAGCGATGGAACACCTTGCTTAACCTGAACACCGTCAGAGAACTCTACTCCACCAAGTCTTAGTGTATCATATACAGCACTTGTTAGGTCTACAGTATTTGATACTGGGTGTGGAACGTTTGAAACAAGCTTCCACTTTTTGGCATCGCTTACGTCACGGAACAGTCCAGAGTGCTTGTGGCTACCCTCAGTTCCGCCAACTTCACCTGTAGCAGCAAGAAATCCTACGTCTACAATGTCTGTTGTCCAGGATCCGCTAGACATATAAATTAGCGGGTCTGATATAGCCAGGTCTGTAGCATTAACTGTGGTTGTAGTTCCACCAACAGTAAGGTTTCCAGTAATGTTAAGAGCAGCTACGGTAGTAGTTCCTGTAAATGTTGGAGCCGCTAGTGGTGCCTTAGCATCTAGCTGAGTCTGGATTGCAGAAGTTACACCATCAACATAGTTTAGCTCTGTAACTGTTAGGGTAGCACCATCAAGAATATTTAGTTCTGCTGCTGAAGAAGTTACGTCAATAATATCTGCTGCATTTACTGTTACAGTGTTGTCTGCTGCAGAAATAGTCTTGTTGGTTAGCGTTTCTGTTCCAGACTTAGTTGCTAGAGCAGATGTATCTGAAATGCCGTGAACATTTGTGGTGTCCGAGTTGTGCGTAGAAATAGCTGTGGATAGGTTTGTAGCAGCATCTGTAACTGCAGTCGTAATGTTGCCACTAAGGGTAGTCTGAAGAGTTGAGACAGTTCCATTAGTTGTCTGTATTGCTGAGTCAACATATAATTTTGTAGCGGGCTCAGTATTGCCAGAAGGTGCCTGAAGATTAGTAATACGGTGGGCTCCACCTAGGCTTATGTCTCCAGTCATAACTCCTCCAGAAAGAGAAAGCTTTCCTCCAAGAGATGTGGTAATGGCTGAGGCAAACGAACTATTGTCATCTATTGCTGCAGCAAGTTCATTTAGTGTATTAAGTGCTCCTGGAGCTCCATCTACTAGATTTCCAAGCTGATTAAATGGAACCTGTCCACTAGCGTCAAGAGTAGCCACACCGTTGTTTGCAGCCTTTTGAGTTAGTGGGATGTAGTCGTCTAGGTCACCTCCAAGATCTTCAAGGTTCTTAAAGTATGATAGGTCGTCCCAGTGGTTGATACCATCACCGATCTTAAACTGGTTAGTATCTGATTCGAATCCGATTTCACCAGCTGCTAGAATTGGGTCTGCCTGAGTCCACTGAGCCGCAGTTCCTCTGCGTTGCTGCATTCTTGTTGCCATAGTATTTATCTCCTAATATCGGGGTTGAGACCCTTAGTATCTATTTATAATTATAACATTCATTTTATATGAATATTTAATTAAAGTTGTCTATTGCTAATCCACCGTCATAGGTTATTTCCCACGAGTTGGTGTTGTAAAATCCTGCATCTTGTGGTGTTGACGAATCATCATTGTAATACCCTGCATCTACAAATGAACTTACTACAAATCCTGTTCCACCGATAGCCGTATCGTGGATGTGCTGAGGAATATCGCTGGCATCTGCAAGAGTTGCCAGGGTTGTCCAAACACCATTCAAAAATAATGCCAGTCTGCCTGTGACCGAGTTTATGAACAGCTGACCTTCTTCTGCTTCTTGTGGTGCAGAAGATTCTACAGGAATAATTGGATTACTGACAAGGGCGTCAACATAGGCCTTGGTAGTGGCATGGGTAGAATCGGTAGGGGTGGCGACAACTACTGCACCACCAAAGGTACCGCCGTCTGCAACTTGCAGTCCGTTTTTAATCTTAAAGTCTTTTTCGACCGTTGCCATCTAATTCTCCTAATTAAAACTTTTTGGGTGGGGGGTTTTTAAGGAACCCCCCTTAAACCTTTAATTCAATTATACTAGCAATGTTCCAACAACAGTAACTGTAGAGTTATTGTTGGCAGTTGTTGCTAGCAGTCTTACGTTTGAGCCTGAAATATCTGCTGAAATTGATGATGCTGAACCATTGGTTCCAACAATTCCATACTCAGTGATTGCAATGTTATCTGAGGTATCCAGGGTCAAGAGAACCTTAGAGATCTCGGTGTGAGTTCCGTATGCAACCTTAACCAGGAATTCTGCTGAACGGTATTCTGCCTTAGCAAAAGAGTAAGCTGTCTGAATACCTGCAGTTGGTGCTGAAAGAGTTGCTGCGACCTGCTTAGCAACTGAGTTTAGCTCAACTGCATCAAAGTCTGGAACAACTGCCTCAAGAGCGGTTACTGCACGAGCATTTGTAAAGTAAAGGTTTGTACCTTCTGCAAGATCAGTGGTTGTAGAATCTGCAACACCGTTTTCTGCAGTAATTGTAAGTCCTGAACCATTGCCAGTGATGGTAATGTTGGTCTTTGAAGCACCAGTCAACAACTCCGCAGCTGCAGTCTTAGCACGAGCAGCTGTGAAGTACTCATTAGTACCCTCTTCAATAACTGTGGTAGTCAGTGCGTCAATTGCTGTTGTGATGTTTGCAGGTGTAGCCTTAGCATCCAACTGTGTCTGGATTGCAGAAGTTACGCCATCTACATAGTTAAGCTCTACTGTAGAAGCAGTAATACCATCAAGTACGTTTAGCTCAGATGCTGATGCAGTCAAGTCAGAAACATCTGCAACCACAACAGTGATGTCGTTGCTTGCAGTGTTAATTGTCTTGTTGGTTAGTGTCTCTGTCTTAGATGCAGTTGACTTATCGTCCAACTGTGTCTGGATTGCAGAGGTAACTCCATTAAGGTAACCAATTTCAGTATCTGTTACATCTGCTACACGGGTCTGAGTAATTGTTGTGTCAATTGTAAAGGTGTTACCAGTTAGAGTCAGACCATTGCCTGCTAGGAATGTTCCAGCACCAGAGAACTGAGTAAAGCTAATTGCATCTGTACCGATTGTAGCTGGCTTGTTTGTCTGTACCCATCCAGTACTTGCGTTTACTGTACCTGAGTATACGAATACAAAGTCACCGCCGTCAACTTCTTGTGCGGTGTCAAAATCAGTTGCACGAGTTGGTTGACCTGAAGCCTGAACAACGTAGATACCGTTTTCTGAAGGGATTGTCTGATTCTTGACAAGAACACGGTTGCCAGTAGCAAGAGTAATTCCGTCAAGAACGTCTCCATTTTCAAGAGCATTTGCAAGGTTAACGTTTGCAGTTGTTGCTGCAATTGCAGCCTCATGAATGTGAAGACCCTCTGATACTGAGTCTACATATGCCTTTGTTGCTGCGTCAGCTGAATCTGTTGGTGTACCAAGACCAGTAATCTTGTTTGTACCCATTGCAATGGCACCAGTCATAGTACCGCCAGCCAAGGCTAGCTTTGCATCAAGCTGGGTCTGGATAGCAGAGGTTACACCGTCAACATAATTAAGCTCAGTGGTGCTTAGAGTTGCACCATCTAGAATGTTTAGCTCAGTAGCAGTAGCGGTAAGAGCAACATCCTCATTAATCTTTGGTGAGGTTAGTGTCTTGTTAGTTAGTGTCTGAGTGTCGGTAGTTCCAACAATTGCACCAGTAACACCGTGAGTTGAAGTGTCTGACATGTGAGTGGTCAGGTCGCCAGCAACTGCAGAAGCTGAACCATATGCATCATATGTATTTGCAGTTACAGAGATTGCACCAGTTGTATCGTTGTAGGTAAGACCAGTTCCAACTGCGTTACCCACTGCATCTTGTGCTCTTTCGACTGTGAAGTACTCGTTTGTTCCTTCTTCAATAACGCTTGTTGTAATTGCATCTACTGCTGCAGTGATGTCTGAAGTAAGTGCCACTGTTCCAGTTGCGTTTGGAAGTGTAATTGTGCGGTCTGCTGTTGGATCTGTTACTGTAAGAGTTGTTTCGTAACCATCTGCTGTTGCACCCTCAAATGTAATCTGTGTATCAAATACGCCAACTGCTGCTGGATCTGACCACTGAACTCCGTATGTTGCACCTGAATTTGCAGTAAGAACTTGACCGTTTGTGCCAACGCCTAAACGGGCAACTGCATCGTCTGCACTACCTACGATTAAATCACCCTTAGCATCAGAGATGCCTGCTGTGATAATTGATTTTCCATTAATGGTACCTGTGGTACCTTCTACGACTAGACCACTTTTGATCTTAAAGTCTTTATTTACTGTTGCCATTTTTATCTCCTAGGGTTAGTTAAGCCTTGAGTCCAATACGAGCGAATCGCACTGTGACTGGCTTTATGATTGAGTCTGGGGTAACAGTTAAAGCAACTGTATTCCCAGCTCTAGAGACGCTAACGGTGCCAATATTCCCATCGTTGTCTATTGTTCCATACTCAGAGACGTTAACATTTGTTCCGTCTACAAGAATGGTAAGTTCGGTTGCATAGAATTTGTTATCCCCTGCTGATGTTTTTGAAATTGAAACGAGGTACTTGACCATACGCCATACAGTTGCATCAAATGAATCAATAACTGTTGGGTTCTCAACACCGTTAATGGTGTTTTCGTTATTACCAAAGGTACCTAGGTCAGTTGCCTGGGCAGTTGTAGTATCGATAAGATCTACATAGTCCTGTTCTTCAGGACGGTCACCAGTTTGAAACCTGGTTTTTACATAAGATAGGGTTTGTCTAGACATGTAATAATTATATCAGCATTTATTCTACATTACGTAATTGTTTACGCCAATAACGGCAATGCCAATTGGGGCTGGCTGTGAGGAGCTATAGCTTGCAATTCCAATGTTTATAAACTTAACCTTAAATGGCAAAGTGTGACTAATTTTTACATTGCCAGACTTATACTTTATTTTTGAGTTAAAAAAATCTGCTAGCTTTATTGACCTAGTTATATGTTTTGTCTTATTGCTAATTACTGCCTTAGACATTAATCAGTCACGTCTTCAATGATTATCATTTTACCCTGAGCAACTGTCCAAACAGTGCCAGGCTGTGATAGCTGGATGTCGAAGATATCTCCTGTTTGCAAAATTAAAGATTGTGATGCAGTGAGTGATACTGTAAACTCTCCAGCTAAATCATCTGGGTCGGCAACTGGCGAAAGCGTTAAAACCACTGTGGCATCGTCGGTTATAATTCCAAGATTTTTTGCAAGGTTTGGACGCTTAACCTTCATAGAAATTGTCCAGTCTGAAATTGTCAGTGCTGATTTTGCGTCGTCTGTTACATATACCTTAAATGCTGCGGTATCTCCACGAACTACTGTCCACGCTACTTGTGGCGGTACGTTGCCAACGCTATATCCTCTAGCCATTTTATAATTATATCACGATTAAGCTAAAATAAAGACTAAACAATAAAGTTAGATAATTCTTTAGTTTTGTCAAAGGTTAGAAAAGAAGTTAAGGTATATCTAACCGCATTTTCTATTTTTGTAACCCCGTGCATATGATCTGTACTTGCTGGGTGTACAGCCATTTTCCCAGGCTCTGGGGCAATTTCAAAATTATATTGAGGATAAAAAGTTTTTCCTCCAGAAAAATCATCATTTAAGTATATAACAATGCCATACTCTCTATGCCTATGTATTTGATGATCGTTGGTGTTTTCCATATTGTCTGAATGTGGGGACTGCTCCATTCCAGGAAACCATCTAGTTATGTTTAGCAAGTCTGGATATAGTTTTTGATCTAGTTGATAACTATCCTGTACTGTATCAACAATTCTATGTTTGATAATGTCAAGCGTCTTGCCTAGTTCGGGATTTTTTAAATAGATTGAGTGTGCACCCACAACACGACCATCCCAAAATGATTCTGGAATGCGGGACCAAAGATCTGTGTTTCTTGCAAAACTTAAAATGTCTTCAGTTTCTTTTTTAGTTAAAAAATTAAAAAATTCTTTGGCTATCATTTTTTATTATATTACTATTAGCTTAGGCCAGCTTTTAGTGCACCCCAAGTACCGTTTCCTTTTGAATCAACTGAGATGATTCCATTTTCTGAAGCATGGACAACCACTGCTACTGCCCCGCCAACATCCTGTGTAGCAGTCAATCCTCCAGATGTGCCAGCATATAAAATATTTCCAGCAGAAAATCCAGAAGTATTAATGTTTTCTAAAATTCCAGAAACAACAACAATGCCATTTGCTCCATTAGCAATTGAAGTTTTTGCCAAGCCAAGAATTGGCTGAGTAGTTGAAGAAGTTGCTTTACTTACTGTGGCTGCAGTAGTATATCCAGTTACAAATACTGGATCGCCTGCAGAAATCAGCACCCCGCTATTATTTAACACTCTTATTTGAGAATATGAGGATAGTGGAAGAACTGCCTCTAGCTTTTCAACTAGTTGCTTAATATCTCCATGAACATTAACGCTATCTTCTGCTAATGGGTATGGTAAGTCGTAAGAGTTTGATTGTCCTGTAGCCATTCAATAATTATACCACGCAAAAAGTTTGAATATGAGGTAAAAAACTGGTATAATTATAGTTAACTTCTTGAAAAAGAAGTTTTTGTTCTAAGGAGGACAAATGATTAAACAGAGTAATAACAAAGTGAAAATCAGCATTAACTCTAAAAGACAGACAATTTTATTGCTATCGCACTAATAAAAATATTGTCGCCAAGGTACTGAAGCTAGTACCGTAACAACGAAAAGAATAAAAAGGAGGTAGCAAAATGAATAAAAAATTTGCTGCAATTAGTACTATCGCACTATTAACTACTGGATCTGGAACTGCATTTGCTCAGATATCAGATTTGTCCAGTTCAAAAACTGAACAGATAATAACAGAAGTAACAAAACCAGCCCCGATAATTAACTCCCCAATAACAACAGAAGTTCTTTTTTCTGGGCCAGTGAAGTATATAAGCCTAGAGGCTGGTCCAGTACTTACCTCAGATGCCCCGCTTATTGGATCTGTTGACTGGATGGCTCAGGAAAAGGCCGCCAAGGATAAGATTAAGTCCGATGCCGAGAAAAAGCAAGACGAGCTAGAGGCAGAAATTGCTAGACTAGAGAAAATTGCTAGTGACACTAAGACGCTAAATGAAACTTTGATCTTGGTTAAAAAGCAAATTGGAAAAACCCCTTGGGTATTTTCTGGATCTACTCCAGCAGCTTGGGACTGTTCGGGCCTAGTTATGTGGACATATGCCCACTTGGGTGTTGAGCTAGAACACAGTGCGACTAAGCAACGACTCTCGGGCGTGTTTGTCACTGAGCCTAAAATTGGAGACTTGGTCTCCTTTAATTATCAAAGCTACGGAAGCGCCTATCATGTTGGCATTTACATAGGCCCAGATGAGATGATCCATGCTGGTGGCAAGCCAGGAGATAGAACCGAAATACGCTCTATTAGTGGATGGCAAAAAGGTAATGGAAACAGCGAAGTTACATATACCAGGATTATTGAAACTAACAACTAAAAACACACCTTGCTATATTGACTTTAACTATAAAATGATATATAATATAAAAAACTATAACAAAAGGAAAAAATGAAAAACATATATAAAAGCATGGTCGTGTCTATTGTATTTGGAAACATAATTTCGTTTTCAACAGTGGCTTGGACTTTTCCATGGGACACTTACCTTATTGATCCAACCCCATATTATATTGTTGAGTCTGGGGCTCTTGGATTGCTAATTGCTAGCTGTATATTCATTTATGAATGGGTAAGATATGGCGAAAAGAAATGGCTTACCAAGATCACTGCTAAGGCAAAAATAAAGAAATAGCATTAAAACAAAAAGATACCCTCAGTTAATTCTGGGGGTATTTTTTTTAGTATTTATAAAAACACTTGAAGTATTATTTACCATTTTCCTAGAGGGCATGTGGCCTTCTCTAGCTTTGTTTTTAGATTCATAAAGCATCCGCATTTCTTGCACTGATTTGTCAAGGATATTAGCTCTGGGCATTGCTTACAAATTTCTAGTCTAGCCAAAGCCTTCTCGTCAGTCGATCTTTCAGATTTTGGATTTATAAGATCTAGTGGTGTGACTCTTGAAGGCTTATTATTTTTAGAAGTATCGACTGTTTCTAAAAAACTAGAAGACTCTTTAAGGTCCTTGTATTTTTTCCAAGGACTTTTGCTTTCTTCCATTTGGCCTACTGGATTCCCTTATACCTAATTGTTGGATTGCTTTGTAGTGCTGCAATGAGCGCACTCATGGGGCCACCCTCGTCTTCTCTAAGAATTGAGTTACCGTAAACAGTTTCTCCAACAAGGTATGAAAATCTAAAGGTCCCCTCTAAAGAATCTGGAACTGTTTGATTTTCTGAATTGTCTGGATTTATAAAAGTTCTAGACTGTTCGTCATACAAACTCATCTTTTTAGGTACATAGTCTAAATCAGTAATCTCTACTACTCTTGCGTTATTTTCAAACGCATATACCTTATCTTCCATAACTGGATTTATTAAAGTGCCGTCTTCTGTGCAGGCATAGGCAAAAAAGGGAAGCGTGTCTTCTCCAATTACTAATTCAAAAATTTTCCTCATAATATATTATCTCATACTATCTCTATTTTTAACATTGGCAACAATACGCTGGTCCATATGTTGTGGTATATCTAACTTGCAGGCTGCCGTCAGAGCAGTTACCGTACTCATAATACCCAGCTTCAGAGTATATTGATCCATTAATACAAGGCTCATTGTCCCAATAACCACCGAATGACCAGGAACATGTAACTGCTGGTGGTGGCGGTGGCGGTGGTGGCGGAGGTGGTGCTGATGGACCAAGGGTAAAGTAAATTGTTGACGAATTAGAGTTATATCCAGATCTTGATGCAGTTACCGTAAGGCTGGTAGAGCCTGCTGGCCCTTCAACAATATATTCTGGGTAACTACCTTCAAAGTTGTCATATCCTGGACTATAAGAAGTGCCGTCTTCCCAATTTGTTAAGTTTATAACTTGGTAGTATCGGCCGCCTGCACTATTTCCGCTGGTAGCTAAAGAAAGAGCTGGGGCCGATAGGGTTGGTAGCGGCGGTGGTGGTGGTGGCGGAGGTGGTGGTGGAGCAGAATAAGAGTATAATACAATAGATATTGATGTCTCATAATCAACTAGTGATCCACTGGCTATTGAGCTACTTGAAACCGTTCCATTATTGCCAGAGCTTGCTCCGCTAGATGTAGTGGTAGCCTGACCAAAGGTAAGGCCAGCAGAAATAATAGCCGATTGTGCTGCTGAAGAGCTTAGCCCAGAAAGATTTGGCACAGTGGTCATGCCCTTAGATGAAAAAAGTCCAGATGATAGCCCAAGCATTTATTAGGCCTTAAGGTCACCTATAATTAGCCACTCATTAGTGTTAATTTTAGTTAGAGTTGCCCCAGTATATTGTGAAGAAAGTTTTTTGTTTGAGTTTTTGCTTCTAATTGTAACCCCTGAGCCTTCTCTAAAAGTTACTTCCCCAGTACCCAGCCTCATGACTTCTAGTCTTGTGCCTACTGACAGTGGAACAGATGAATTAGGTGGTATATCCAAGAAGGTGTCTGAAGAAGAGCTAATATTTATAGTTTTACCAAAGTCTGAAGCAACTAGTACGTATGTGCTTGTTTTTGTTGATATCTGAACGTCATTAGCCGAAACCCATGTAGATAGAGTAAGGGAATAGTAAAATATTTGATTAATTACATTTCCAGAAGAGTCTTCTCTTATAAAACAAACTGCACCATTTTGTGGCGCTGGGATTGCCGCATCTCTAGCAGCTGGATTTTGAAAATTGTTAACTCCAGCTTTTGAATTTACTACATCTCTAAAAGATACTGAGGCAGAAAATGAATGATCTCCAGTCCAGTCGTAATCGGCAGATGTGCTGGCACTTCCTGATACTGGATACCAGGTATCTGTTGGTTCATCGTAAATATAAGCTAATTTACCGCTGGTGCTAACTGTTGCCATTATCTATAGCTCCAAACTTCATATGTTCCGCCGTCAAAACTACCAGCTGTGGTTAGTGATAGCTGTACTGAAGATATCTCATTAGTATTTTTGTAATAGCCAAAATATTGACCAGCCGTAGTGCTAGCAATTGTAGATACTGGCTTTAAAGATGCAGCGGTATTTGCTAAGTCTACCAATATAGTTATGTCTTGAGTATCAGTATTTGGGAAAAGCGGAGAGGATAGCGATGAAGCAGATATCAAGCCGCCAGTATTTACATAGTTTGGTCCTGAATCACTATTAAATTTAATAGATAGACCAGATGTTGAGGAGTGGTTATGACTCCAGTCTTTCAATACTATAAAAAATTTATCGGCGTCTATCCCTGTAATATTTATAGATAATCCAGAAAGTGATCCACTATCAGACAATACCCAAGTAGCTTTTTCAACCAGAGGGGCAATAACTGATGTTGAATCTACCCAGATAAATCCATTTTGTGGCTCTGCTGGTCGCGTAGATGCATAATCAGATCCAATTCCAGTATTTTCTACTACGTCAATTCTTGTGTCTAATGCTTTTATGTGACCAACAACAGAGTTAGCTATTATTTGTGACTCATTAGTTATTGGGGTAGCTGTTCCATAGTGATAAAGTTTTAGTGCAGCCTGAATATCTGCAGCATCCTCGTATCCTGGGATTTGCGTTTTATATATAGTGCCTATGTCTTCAGATGCCATTTTTTATCACCATTTTAAATTATACCACAGTAATGAATACGTGAACTATCTTTGTTCCTGACAAGTTTGACCAAGAACTGCCAGAGTATTCCACTGCCTTTATTGAAATAGGCAATACCTGACTTCCATCAACTATCTGAATTGTTCCAATAGTTAGTGATGCTGAAACTGGATTACTGTTAATAACATTCAACTGAATATTAAAGTTTGTTGCCGTAAGATTCTGTCTTTCTGTAATGCTTGAAACTGGAATATTGATTTGTGTTTCACCATTAACAAAAGACTTACTATAGTTCTGACTGTAAGTATTTGGTATTAGTTTGAATAGTGGGACCCAGGCATTTGCAGCACCAAGATTTTGATACTGATACATAAACAAGTATTCTTCATCGGAAGTTAATGTATTTATACAAAGATCAAATACCTCTGGAGTCTGCCCTAATACAGTTAGTGGGTCAGTTGGGTTGCCAGCTGCAATAAAAATCTGACTACCGCGTTTACCAGTGGCACCAAGATCAACATTTACGTTTATTGAGGACGGTCCACCAAGAACCACTAAGTCATCATTAGCTATTAAAACTTCTGGCATTAAGATGCTCCAGTAATATCTGCGGTAACAGTAATTGTTCCAGTAAGTAGTGTGTGTACTACCGAGTCATTGCTTTTAGCAATTTGAACATCATAGAAATAAGTAACTCCTGGAGTTAGACTTCTACCTCTTGCTGGAAGAATGGTGCAAGTTATTACTCCATTTGATATTGAAGATGTAGCCTCGTACTGAGTAGCCCCAGTTCCTCTTTTAGTTGCAATAAAAAATTTGCTTGAATATCCAGTTAGGCTAAACGCTGAGCCGTCTGATGCTTTTGGGGTAACGGTAAACTCAAAAGTATCACCGTGATAGTATGAAATATTATAGGTTCCTGGAAATGCCATAAGTTTATTATACACTAATTAACTGATATATATATTGATTTTATCTTTACCTCAGAGTCAAGATCTGTCCTTATTTGTGGAACAATTCCTGCATTTTTATGTGTTTCGGAAAATATTGCCATGGTATGAGTTATTGACATTTCATAAGTATGCTGATATTTTAAATTTGCACAAAATGTTGTGACCGAATCATCTAATCCAAAAAATTGAGATCTCATCCATACTTCTGTATTTGAGCTAAAAGTTGTAATCTCAATATCATAGGTTATCTGTACTTGAGCACCTACCTTTAGTCCTCTTGTATTTATCTTTCTGGTATCTTTAATGTAAAGACTTACTGAATCTTCTGGTAGAAAATCTTCGATAGATGCTTCTGAATCTACATAAAGATCAACCCAGCCATCTATTCCCCTAGAAGCGCCTGCTGCGGTGGCTTTAGGCTTTTTATTTTTATAAAGTGCCCAACCAACATTTTGATTATATTTTGGAAAGTATGATTTGCCATCTTTACCGTCTTTTCCAGGAATTCCACGCTCACCCCTAGGTCCAGTAATGCTTTCTCCAGGATCTCCATTTTTTCCAGGATCTCCCTTTGGTCCTGTTGGACCTGGAGGGCCTTGGGGGCCAGGGACAGCAAAAAATACTCCTTCTTGTGGTGTTTCGACAGACTGTTTTACTTTTGAAGCATACCCAGATGTGGGGAAATCGATGTTAGATGAAGTTGCCATACAACAATTATCCCAGACTATTTAAGCAAGTATGTAAGTACCGTTAATGTAAGTTTTGCTAATCGTTATGATGCGTTGGCTTGATAAATAAAGTTGATGTGAAACAGGTCATCGGTAGTAAGAATAAATGGACTAGTAGCCTTAAATTCTTGGTCTTGACTAGACTGGTTTAGGAACCAAAGACTGCAAACATTACTGTTTGGTTCTAGGTGCCCCTTGATGCTGTAATACCTCTCTAGATCTGTGTTGTGAATAGTTCCGCCCCAAGCATTTGCGTGAAGTGCTGACTGCTTTGGAAGAGTGACTGAGTAAGCACCAGTACCAAAGTGAGTAACGGCTGTCATTGGAACAGTAATTTGCACAACAACCATCTGACCATAGTCAAAGTAAGTTCCTGTAGCAAGGTTAGAAGACTGTGTTAGACCAGTTCCAGACCAAACAGGCGTATAGGAAATTGGAGTTGGAGCACTGGTGTCACCAAACGGACCAGTGTTTGTTAGATAAAGACCGTACTCGTTTCCATTCGTAAGTCCAGATGCAATGGCACCATAGGCAGTAGCGTCGTACTCCAGGGTCCAAATTTCTTTATTTGGAGAAACATTTTCTACGTTTGGAGTAGGGACCCCTAGTGTCAAAGTAAAGCTTTCATGTTCTCCAAAAGACTTAAAGGTCCAGGATTGAGGAACACCCTTTGATATAGCGTAATTAATGTAGGCATCTACCTGTGGAGTTCTTGCAATTGCAATTGAATTACCGTATGTAGCGTGGCTAAATTGTGCGTAGTCTACAGCATAGTTGCTTGCTTCTTGGAATGCTGTTAATGGCAAGAATGCTGGAATACCTGCAACCACAAGACCATTTGTATACTCTGTCCAAGACTCAGTGCCTGGGGGATACCCTGGATTGCCTGGGTTCGTGGCTCTTATAAATAGCTGTCCTGGGTTTCCATATGGACTTCCAACTGGAATACTTACAATTCCGCCAATTGGATAACTAGCTCCATTGTTGTATTCACCTAGGTAATTTGGATATTGACCATCTGCACCATCGGCACCTGGGGCACCATCAGCACCGTCTGCCCCGTCAGCCCCAGCAGGCCCTGGAGTTCCTTCTCCGCTACCACCTGTAGTTGTAAAACGTGCCATTAGTTGCCAGCCTCTAAACTAGTCTTTAGGACAGCAACAGTTGAACCGTTAGTTGCAGTAATTGCGTATAGTGGACTTGGTCCTGAAAGCTCGACAGACCAGGCTGCTCCTGGTGCTAGACGGTATCCAAAACTTGAAGATGTTACTCCTTCTCCACCAAGATACACATATGCTGATTCATGTAGATTCTGGACTGTGATATCAGTTCCAGTGTGCAAACCATTCGGGGTAAGTCTGGTTGCTGTTGAGTTACTCAAAGTAACTATTGCATGTGTAGTTGCCATTATCTATTCACCTTATATATTTTAGTCCCAATTTTAATAACTGGGGGTAGTGCTAAATTGTTTGTAGTAACCTTAATAACTGACATTATAGACTTCCTCCAGTTACATCACCAATAACAGTAATTGTTCCTAATACTGGTGTCCAAACAGTGTCATCAATTATAACTTCAAGATCAAATGCTAGCTCTGCAACTATAGAACCAGAACCAACGCCCCAATTTGCAGTAATATCAGAAGATGCTACGATATCCACATATCCGCTACCTGCAATAACCTCTAGTTCGTCAAGAAGTTCTCCCCTACTATCATATGCCGAAGATGCAAATTCCCAGTCAGATGTGTCAAAAAAAGTTACCTCATCGTTATCAAGAAACTGGACACGGAGTTTGGCGGTATCGCCTCGGACTATATTCCATTTAATAACAATAGGATTTGATCCAAAATATTCATCAGGGCAGCAGGTTGCAGAAGTAGTCATAGTAATATAATTATACATCAATATAATAAAAAACTAGCACCCAAGGAGGTGGGTATGAGAGACATCCCTGGGCACCAGTCTATATAGATTATATCACATTATCCACAGATTTTTTGTAGTTATTCACAGTTTTATCATAGTTATCCACAGTTTTAGAATAGTTTTAAAAAATTTACACAATCGTAACAATTGATTTTATATATTTTGTTGCTTTTTGCTTTTTTATGTGTATAATATCTATATATATTAAATAATAAAAGATATGTTAACTAGCTTTATAGCTTTATATATTATATATAATAATCGGTTTTAAGTTTTCGCAGTTTTACTTCTGACGAGATACGTAGTTGATAAACATTTCTGTTAGATGATCTAGTTTAGAATCTAGCCTTTCGTGATATTCTTCACCTTTTACATTTTGATTCTTTAGACTAACTATGTCTCGTTCTAGCCTATTAACCTGATCTTTCATTGATGATCCACCGTTAGGCTTTAGCTCTTGAAGCACGTCTTTTAGATAGTGGCGTATCGCCCACCTGACAGAAACACCGATGATTGTTAAAATTGATAGGGTTGTAAGGGTTAGGCCTAGCCAGTCTTGAATTGTCATGATAATACAATTATAAGTGATTTTTTTATATATAGAATATAAAGTTCGCGGCTATAAGTTCAAAATTAAAAACGAAAAATTCGGCGGAATAAGAGATACTACACACACATCTACAAGCAATGAATGCAAGCATTCTCTATGTAGACTAAGTGAGAGTTTTATGGTATTATTGCTGTATGACTTCTAGGGACGATAAGAAAAGGGATGTAGTATTTCTTGACTTGTTTGATCCGAGGCAGCCTAGAAGCGACAGAGAGCTAATAGAGGCACGTTTAGCAATTTGCAATGAATGTCCCTGGCTAGATAAAAGATTAACAAAGTGTCGACAGTGTGGCTGCTATATGAAATTAAAGTCTACATTGAAACAAGCACATTGTCCGTTAGAGAAATGGTAAGAGGAATGAATAAGATAGAAATAGTAACACTAATGACAGATCACATGATGGATATTAATAGGAAAGCTGGAGCCATAGCTGGATTTAATGCAGAAGAGTATAATAAACAGATTGAAGCTCTATATCCAAATATTTACTCTATCAACAATAGCGTATTTGACCTGCTAAAGTCTAAGGGACTTATTAATAGTGTTGAATAGGTCAAAGTAGTTTGCCTATTATGGCTATTGTAATACTGACTCATCAACAGAACGTCAGAGCAAGCTCTACCGTAATACCGTTGAATTTTAAAAATTAGACAATAAAGGATCAATAATGGAAAATAAAGAATTAATCGCTTATAGAGACTCTAAGCCACATCAGAATAAAGAGATGCTTGCAGCATTGTTTGCTGAAGGATTGAATACCCTGGAAATAAGCAAAAAGTTGCATATTTCAGTTAATCTAGTAGAGATTATGCGAAAACAGTTTGGATTGCGTAGTAATTAGTTCTTCTTGCCACATTGGCAATTTGAGCATGTGCATTCGGTCATGTTATTCCCTGTCCTGGTTAGTTACTAGTATATAGATAGCTAGACCTGCAAAGAATATAAATATAAGGGTTGCTCCTATCATGCTTCTATTATACCCCGAAATCTGAAAAATTTTAAATTTACCAAAATCTGAATATTTTTTAGTTATGTATGATACATGATCGGTATAAGAAACACAAACTTTTTTAGTGCGCACACATTTACGGGCTTGTTTTTATTTCACCATTGCGCTACCCGTACGCCATTTTTGTTTAGCAGTAGTGCCACCTTTTTTGTGAACACTACCGCCACCCTTTTATGCTTTTCTAATAACATTCTCATTGTAGTAATCCATAACCTTTTGGACAGCCTCAACACCGTGAACAAGTTTCATAAGTTCATACTCTTGTTCTGCATCTTCTATCTCTTGACGGTCATCGCCCATTGTTGCAGTGTGATAAGCGGACACCGCTTGATAAATTTCTTGATTCATTTATTTTCCTTTTCTACTTGATAACTGATAACTTATTTAGTGAATCTAATGAGTCTGCGAACATTGCATCAAAAGCATTTTTTGATTTCTGCTTTCGCAATTCGTTGCAAGCTTTCACATTGTGATTAGCTTTCCACATTTTAGAATCTAAGTAGTAGCTTAGAACAGTTTCTTGTTCGTATTCGCAATTTGAACACTTAGTCTTTCTCCACATTGTTGTTGTTGTCATTTAGTTATCTTCCTTTTCATTTATTGCGATTGTTAGCGAGGTGATGGAAGCAATAGCGTTATCGTATTCTTCCCAAGTGTCAAAGGTTAGAGTAATCATCTTATACCCTGTAAACACTTACAACATCTAGCATTGAGATACCCTCTTTTGCTAACCAGAATCCCCAGTTATCTCCTGGATAGATTTCTACTTTACCATTTGCGAATGTAATCTGGACTTTTTCCATTTTACACTTCCTTTCTATTTATCTAATCTTTCTTTATGCTTTTAGCCTATCACCAACTACCGACATTTATGCCCATTTTACTAGAGATTTTTATACAAACTTTTACCCTGATTTTTGTAGGATATCTACAAGGTAAGCATTTGCTAGGTAAACAATAGGTAAACAATTGTGAATTCTCAGCGTGTCAATTTGACAACGACACGCCCGACTGGGCGCGGGCCTGTGGATAACTATGTGTATAACTCTTTATAAGAACGTTATAAAAAACCCCCTAATTCTTGGCGTGTCATCCCATAAATGTCAGTGGTTCGTGGTAGGTTATAAGTAGTTAGAAAGGATAAATAAATGAATAAATTGTTTACAAACACTTGGGGAGATGTAGCTTTTTGCGACATCTGCGACAACTACACCGAACAGGTGTTCGTTGAGGAGTTCCAGCAGAAATGCTGTGAGGGTTGCTACCTAGAGTATGGAGAGTGTAACTAATGGGACACTACTTTTCCTACCTAATGGATGACGAAGTTTTACGCTGTGAGGAGTGTGGAGTAAATGTCCTATCTCCAAGAGCAAAAGAAGTTTGCCCCTACTCATAAATGTCATAGGTCTATGATAGATTTTTACTAACAACAAAAGAAAAGGATAATAAAATGACAGTAGAAGTAATGTTCCACGATGGCTCAACAATCACACCACACTATGACCCTGAACACCGCAAAAGTGTTTTAGAGTTCTATGCCAACCTTTTTGACAAGGGTGAAATTATGTCTTGGAAGGTAATCTAATGATGTTCTATAACGGATTCAACCTGTTGATTGACCTAATGTTGGTTGCTGTTGTGTATGTAATTGCTCACGGCATTGGATACCGCAAAAACAAAGCACCGTTCTAACGGCGTGTCGATTTGACAGATCCCTCGAAAGAGGGCGCGGCCCTGTGGATAACCCTGTGAACAACTCCGTTATGAACTTGTTATGAAACGCCTTGGAAATATGCCAGAAATGTCGGTGGTTTGTGATAGGGTTTTTAGTAAGCCAAAAGAAAGGAATCCCAAATGGATAAAATGTGTGTTTACTGCGAAAGTGTTTTCACTTCAGACACGATTGTCTGCCACAACTGTAATGAGTATGACGGAATGATGCCGTTAGAGTCTGCCGTTGACTACTTAAACCTTGACCCTAATGACTTTTACTAAAATGTCAGACCCCTATACTAAGTTTGTAGTAATCAGAAAGGACAACAGATGAAGCAATCAGTAATCACAGCCACCACCATAAGCACCCTTGTGGCTAAGGCAGAAGATGTCATTGACAGACCGCTAACCTATATGGAGAACGCACTTATAGAGTATGTCGTTGACCAGATTCGTTTGGGGTTGGTCGAGAAATGACAACTGAAGAACTAGAAACTTTGATTTACCAAATTGACCTAATGCTAACTGAAAGTGTTAGCCAACTATTCACAACACCAGAGGAGAAATAAATGGAACTAGGTTTGATTCTTATTTTTATTGCTGTTGGCGTTTCAATTTTTGTTGGAACTTCGGTTGCCACAATTTTATTTTTGCTACAAGAAAATAACAGACTTGGCGAAGAGCTAGAAAAAAACGAAGCCCCATTCTAAACGACACGCCCGAGAGGGCGCGGCCCATCGCAGGATAATAAATAACCTTAAGAATGTTTTAAGATCTCCCCCAAAATGTCCTAGGGTAGTGATAAGATAATCTTATTAACGAAAGGAAACCCCAATGACTAACTATGTAGAGATTTATTCAGAGATTGCAAGTCGTGCAACATTTGGCCAGGTAGAGCAGGCAACTAAGTGGTACCTTGACGCAGAGACAGTAGCACGTGAAGTTGCAGCTAACCTAGGCGTGACACTTGAAGTAGGTGCAACTATTGTTTCAGCATTCAGCCCTCGTGAGCGCTGGGCACGTAATGTTTCTAACGCTATCAAGTTTTCACTAGGAGAACATGTTACCGCTCTAGGCAATAACATTCGCATGGCTAACGCTGCATTTGACTTAGGCTTCAAGGCTTTGAATGGTCAGAAGACTAATGCATTTGCTAAGGCTATTGCAGGTAATGAAGAATCAGTTGTGATTGACGTATGGATGTTGCGAGCAGTTGGTATTGAGAAGAAGACACCTAACCAGTCTGGCTATAACGAACTTGCTAAAGCAGTGACTACTGTTGCAGTTAAGCATGGCATGACACCACGTGCAATGCAAGCCCTAATCTGGATTGTTGTTAGAGGAAGTGGAGAGTGATTGACAATAAAGCCCTAGTCTGGGATAATAGAAGGTGATGGAATTTTATGTTTGGTTGCCAGTTTTTATTTTATTGTTTTTACTTTTGATTTTTGCCCTGCTTCCAATTTTTGTTGGTATAGTTTTTATTCTAGAATATTTGGCAGAAATATTTAGCAAAATAAAAAGCTGATAGACACTCACCGATCTGGAGGGCGCGGCACTTTTTCTGCCAGAAGTCAATTACGTTATGCATTAAAAATCTCCTAAAATATCCCCAAAATGTCGGTGGGTCATGATAAGATAAGGCTATGAAACTAGGAAAAGGTAATGAGGCAAGACGCAAGGCTGAGAGCCAAGCGTTATTCTTCACCATGCTCAAAGCCCCTCACCTAGTAGCAACCCCTAAGAAATACAAAGGAAGCCGTCAGTCTAATAAGGCTAAGGCAATAAAGGAGAGCGAATGATTCTGCAAGGTTTGATTCACTATGTTTGTGAAGACTGTAATAAGTTTGTTCACTCTAATACAGTCTATTCCTATGACCTCAAAAATGTCTGTGGCAGATGTTATGCTATTCAGGCAGGACACCCCTCAACAAGAAAGCTGGTAAAGTAATGCCAAAGTATAATGTAGCAGTTCAGTTATCAGGTAATGATGGAAACGCATTCTCAGTAATGGGAGCCGTAAAGTCTGCCCTCAAAAAAGCTGGAGCAAGTAGAGAAGAACTTGATGAATACGTATCAGACTCAATGTCTGGCGACTATGACAACTTATTGCGTGTAGCAATGGAATGGGTAAAGGTAAAGTAATGGGAAGAATGACAGCAATGGATATCGCAGCAACTGATATCTCACTAGAGCAACAACTATCCTGGCACTTACAGGGTAATCACTATCCACCAATTCCTCAGTCAATGATTCCAGTTTGTATTGAAGCTATTGACGCTTATTGGGAAGAAGACTATGACCGTCTAATCAAGTTGCCGTTTGATGGAGTAGACCGTGATGGTAATCCATTCCAAATTAGATGGCGTGATGGTTCAGACCACGCACCAGCTCACGCAATTATTGAACACGCTCACCTTGACTCGTGGCTAGTTGATGACTACGAGGACGAAGAGTAGCTAACGCTGCCCCAGAAATGGGGCGCGGCTCAGGATCAGTCAAAAGTCAAACCGACACGCCCTTAAGAAGATAACAATTTATCCCCCAAATCGTTATAATTATTTTGCCTTTGGGGATAGATAAATGTCGGTGGTTAGTGGTAAAATAAACCTATCAACAAAAGTTGGTAATAAAAACAAAACAGTCCCTCTGGGGCGGAACGGAAGCAAATGTCAAACGCAACTCTAACTGTTGGCTCACAGTTCACCACTCTAAAGTCTGGTGTTGTTGGCACAATTCAGGAAATCGTAAACAACAAGAACGGCACTCAGCGTGTTCGCCTTGATGTAAACGGACAGCCACGCTGGACTACTGTAAAGTA